ATCCACCTCCGCCAGCAAATACGGATTGTGATAAGCCTCACGCCCCAACATCACACCGTCAAACGTCTGCAAATGCTCATGGCAAGCCTCCATCGTCTTGATCCCGCCATTCAGCACAATCTCCAACGCCGGAAAATCCGCCTTCAGCTGCGCCGCCACGTCATAGCGCAACGGCGGAATGTCGCGATTCTCCTTCGGCGACAACCCCTCCAGAATCGCAATCCGCGCATGCACGGTAAAACTCGTACACCCGGCATCGCGCACTGTGCCGACGAAATCACACAACTCCTCGTAACTGTCCCGACCGTTGATGCCGATGCGGTGCTTTACCGTTACTGGAATCGATACCGCATCACGCATTGCCTTTACACAGTCCGCCACCAGTTGCGGGTGCCCCATCAGGCAGGCGCCGATCATGTTGTTTTGCACACGATCGCTTGGGCAGCCGACGTTTAGGTTTACCTCGTCGTAGCCGTGTTCCTGGGCCATGCGGGCGCAGGCGGCCAAGTCCAACGGAACGCTACCGCCGAGCTGCAAGGCGAGAGGGTGCTCGGCTTCGTTGTGACGGAGGAAACGCTCGTGATCGCCGTTGAGCAGCGCGCCGGTGGTGACCATTTCGGTGTAGAGCAGGGCGTTCTTCGACAGGAGGCGTAGGAAGAAACGGCAATGGCGGTCAGTCCAATCCATCATGGGCGCAACGGAGAACCTTCTAGACAGCGTAGAGCCTGTGTTTGCTGGGTATGTAGCTGATTTATGTACCATTTTGCTCTACGTGTTCTTGGCCGATTTCAGGGGGTAAATAGGCGTTTTCTAAGGTCGGTTGGTACAATGTACCAATCACTTTTCCAATTGTACCAGTTGACTATGGCCACGATCAGAGCACGGAAACGCACCGACGGCAGCACCAGTTACACGGCACAGATACGCCTGTTTCGCGATGGGGCGCAAGTTTACCAAGAGAGCCAGACCTTCGCCCGAAAACAGGCCGCACAGGCTTGGGTGCGTAAAAGAGAAACCGAACTGGACGAGCCAGGGGCGATAGAGCGGGCAAACCGACCTGGTGCGACGATCAAGGAAATGATCGATCGCTACTTGGCCGAGATGACCAAGGCGCGCCCTCTCGGGAAAACGAAACTCGGCACGTTGAAGGCGATCAGCGAGTCTTACCTGGGAAAGTTGAGCGACAGAGATATTAGCAGCCAGCACCTGGTCGAGTATGCGTTATGGCGCATGGGCAAGGAGGGTGGGAGCGTTCAACCTCAGACCGCTGGCAACGATCTCGCTCACTTGGGAGCAGTTCTTTCGATCGCTCGTCCCGCTTGGGGTTATGAGGTAGATCCGCACGCAATGGTGGACGCGCGCCGAGTGTTGAAAAAACTCGGTTACAACATGAAAAGCCGTGAGCGCGATCGCCGGCCCACCCTGGACGAACTCGATAAGCTGCTTACACACTTCGGGGATATCCAAACCCGTCGTCCGACTTCGATCAACATGCTTAAGCTGACGGGCTTCGCGTTGTTTTCCACGCGTAGGCAAGAAGAGATCACTCGGATCCTATGGGACGACTTGGACGAAGCTGGCCAGCGGGTGCTGGTTCGTGACATGAAGAATCCAGGCCAGAAGATCGGTAACGACGTCTGGTGTCATTTGCCGCCAGAAGCATGGGCGATACTTCAGACCATGCCTAAAGTGTTGCCTGAGATTTTTCCTTACAGCGCTGAATCCGTGTCCACGTCCTGGACAAGGGCCTGCAAAATCCTGGGCATCGAAGATCTGCACTTTCACGATCTGCGCCACGAAGGCGTCAGCCGGCTTTTTGAAATGGACTGGGATATTCCGCGGGTGGCGAGTGTGTCGGGACATCGAGATTGGAACTCGATGCGCCGCTATACCCACCTGCGCGGGCGAGGGGATGTCTATGCATCTTGGGAGTGGTTCGAGCGCATCCTGCAGGCGCCCGTAAAGCTGGGCGCCAAAACGTTAAAGTGAGTTAGCTGCTGCGCGGTGCGCTATTCAGCTGGTGGCTTTCTTTGACTGCTGCAGCGCGCTGTTCGTCCAGGTAAGCCGACAGATCTGCAATATGAACACCTTTCGCACTTTTCTGGCTCGGCTCCATGCGAGTAATCGGCAGCTTTATTTGCCCGGCACCCACTTTGCGTTGAAACATATCCGTTGTCAGGTGCGTGAAATAATCCTGGCACACTCGATCCAGCGGAATTACCACTTGGCCATTGTATTGAGCCATCAGTACAAACAACGTTTTCATAGTGCGATTCCTTCGAGTGAGTGAGGTCGATCAATTGGGGTTAGGTTGGCTGTTGAGTTGCCAGCCAGTAGTTGAGCGACAACAGCGAACTCTGCCGCGTCGATGTCGCCCAACTCCTTGGCGAAAGTGGTAAGGCATTCAAGACGGATCCGCGCTATCTCGGTTTTCCGCACCTGATAATCAAACAGTGCTGTACCGACGATTTTGATAGCCATCAAATGCCGCGAATGCGGGTCACCGTTGATGAGTGTGTTAGCCTTTGAACCGCTGTCGCTTAGGTTCTGTGCTTGCATGGTGTGTCCCTTAGTGGTGGTTGGTGTCGGGGAGGTGCAACTCCTCGACATCGCTTCTTCTTCTTCAAGTCAGTCCCGACGGGCCAGGTGAATGATCAGGTCGACGTATTTCGGATCCTCCTCATTGCAGGACTGCCATTCGAGTACGCTCAGAATCTGCTGCGGGCTGCACGCGTCCACCAAAATTTCGCGTTGGCCACCTGCAGCACGAACCTCAAGAATCTGTAGCAACCCTTCCTCCCCGTAAGCACCTGCCTGAATCACCGGCTGGCTTTCACCCAACGCATCCAGACGATCAATGATCTCCTGCAGCTTGTTCGTTTTGCCGTCGCCGGCGTTGCCCAAAAAGACTTGGATTTGCATCGGTGTAGCCTCCTTTTTTTCACGCTTTGAATATCCAGCACTTGACCGTTGTAGGGCGACCGGGCGCTAGTGGTGTTCTGCTGTTCATCGCTGCACGAACTGCGCTGTGAACGGCCTTGTTGGCCTCTAGAAATTTGTGCGAGCGGGACTCCTTCAGCAGGTCGCGCAGAGTGGCCACGTCGGCCAGCTTCTGTTTGTGTTCTGCAGCTCGTTCGCTGAATTCGTTGAGGTTGATCGCGATGACGCTCGGGTCACTGCTGTGGTCGACCACTGGGTCTTCATTCAGGGATTCGAGGTAGTCGTAGACCTCCCAGAATTCGGCGACGGCCGGATGGTCGGAGCTGATCGAGGCCTGACGCTCGATCGCCATTCGCACGATCTGCCGCTGCGTGGCGGCAACCTGCGGGTCGCTCAGTTTCAGCACCAGGCGGAGGCCATCAAGCAATGACAGCAATTGCGCGTGGTTTTTGCTGATGCGCTCCACGCGGATGTAACCGCGTAGGTCGTAGCCGCAACTGCTGCAATTCCCCTGGTCACTGAGGTAAACCGTGCCGCAGGCAAAACAGTGGGTATGCAGGCGGCGTAGCTTGGCTTCGTGTTCGGGCATGCGCTGGGCGAACAGCTCGAGCACGGCGGACTCTTTGCCTACCGCGCGTAATAGGAAGTGGCTTAGGGTGCTGCCGTCCAATGCGTTCAGCTGATCAGCGGCCGCACGGCTCTCCGGGGTGACAATCGGACGCACAAAGTGCAGTTTGACGATGCGCGTCATGATCGCTTCGTGCGCAACCACCGCCGCGTTTTGGCTGATCGCAATCGTTCCGCGAAAGGGAGGTTCGTACGTCTCATTGCCTGCTGTCTTAACGCCTTTGGTGGCCAGCGTGCCGCCGCCATAGAAGTCTTTGAGCTCGTCCCACTCGAAGGTTTTCGCGTTCGCTCGATCGTCGCTGTGGCGATCGGCTTCCAGAAACACCACCGGCATGCCGGACACTTGACCCATCAAACGAGACCGTCCGGCCTTGGTGGATTTCATCGGATCGAAGCCTTCGTAACCTTCGCGGCCGAGCAATTTCCACAAAAGGTTGAGCAGGGTGGTCTTGCCAGCGCCGGCTTCACCGGTGGCTTCCAGGAAAGGAAAAGACTGGTAACGCGCGCGGATCTGCTCGCAGAACAGAGAACCGAAAAAGAAAACCAGTGCGACGAAGCCTTGGGCGCCGAAGCAAGTCCATAGCAGCTGTACCCACTTCTCGTTGAAGTCTTTGCCGTCACGCTGCAGTTTGATCGGCACACCTTTCTGCAGGGTTTTGAGGCGCAGCTTGCCGAACTCGAAATAGTCTTCGCTGTTGACCTTGTAAGTGGTGCCGTCCTTGATCGCGAGATCGCCGTAGACGTAGCAGGCGTATTCCTTGCTGTACCCGACGTAGTCGATGGTCGACACTGTTTTGATGCCAAACAGCTGATCCTTCATCAGCTTGTCGAGCTGTTGGCCACTGCCGGTAAACATCGCGCCGGCCGCCATGCCGAGCAGACGTTTCTTGAATTCACTCGCGGCGGATAACTGGCCGCTTGTGAAGGTGTTTTTCACGCTCTCGGAGTCGTGGGGGAAGTCCACGCGCAGGTAATACCAGGACTCGTCGGTGACTTCGTTGCGCTGGAAATACAGGGCTTGTGGGTAGCAGTTGGCGATCTCGACGACGCTGCCCGACTGTTGCAACGCTTTCTCGCGTTGTTGTGCTTGATTGAGCAACTGGTCGTCGTGGCTCTCGCTGTCCTCAATGTCCTGCATCGCCCGGTTGAATCTCTCCATGTCCAACTTGAACCAATACAAGCGGTTACCGAAACCCAGGTGAAATTCACCGCGCTTGTTCCAGTCGTACATCAGCAGCGCCTTCTCGGCGGCGCTCTCGGCCAGCAACAAGGCGCCCAAATGTCGGGCTTGTTTGAGATCAGCCGCGATTTGTTCGGCGCGTTCGCTGTCATCTTCGATGAAGCCCCAGCGCTGATGCAGGTCGTTCCAGTCGGTCTTGCGGCCGTCACGCAGAGGGATCTGTGCGGCCTCGCAGACGAACCCCAAAGATCGCGCCTGCTTGGCCCAGCGTTTGGTGTAGGCGTGGGCGCCTGGCTCGTTGTCGAGTGCCCAGACCAGCTTAGGCAGCTTGCCTTCGCGGTCTCGGGCGAGCGTTCGCAGTGACTCTTCAGGAAACGCATTCGAAGACATAGCCGACACCGCTACGATGTCGTTGTGCACCAGGGCGATCGCATCAAAGATGCCCTCGACAATCCAGATTTCCTTAACTTCCATTAGATCCACACAGGGTGGGCACCACCAGACGCCGCGGTAGCTGTCCTTCGACTTAAAGCGAGCTTTCATCTTTCCGAAGCGGTTTGGCCGGTCAATTAACCTTTCCCACCAGCCGCCTTTTTCCAAGGCAAAGCGAACAGTGGCGCTGCCGGCGTTGTGTTCGACGGAATAGAAGCTCTCTTGGGTGAACCAACCTTGGATCAGCTCGATACGAAAACCCCGAGCGAACTCCAGATAGGCGCGTGCGGTCGCGTTGGGATGTTGATCGGTCGCCGGCGCACGCTTGCTCCAGTCCTCAAATAGGTCGTCGTACAGCTCTTTTACATGCAACGTGTGAGCGCATTTCTCGGGTCTACCGCAGATCACCAACCAGGGAGCATCAAAACGGGTGTATAGCGTCTTCTGCCTGCACTTAGGGCAAGTACCGCCACGCATATAATCGGCGTTTGTCCGTTGCTTGAGCCCGTAATCGGTTTTCAGGCGCTCGATCACGTCGCTGCGCAGTTGCTCTTTCATGGTTACTTCGCTTTCTTGAGGCAGTAGGAGAGGGCGCCAATCAGATGTTTCTGAGCGGCCATCACGGGGCAGTTGGCGAGAATTGAGCCGTGGCGCAGTCCATCGGGAATTAGGCGGAATTGCTCTGCGTACCAAAGTTCATTGAAGCCGAGACGGTACTGCTCGCGCAGATTGGCCAAGAGCGCTTGAGCCTCTATAGGCGTCAGTTTTGCGTGGATGTTCAGGGCGTTTTCCATCGTCAAACCTCAATTTCGGGCGCAGCTCACCCAAACCCACGGCGGTGGGGCAGGGGGTTATTGGTTGGGTATTACGAAGCGGTTATGCGGAAGCGCCCGTTATCGGGTGCATTGATGATGCGTTCATAGATCAGGCTGACGGGAACGGCCCAAACCTCACCGGTGCCTGTGTCGGTGATAACGGTATGTGTAGGCGTGCTGGTCAGTACGTCTAGGCGCTGCCTGTCGCTTGCGGCAGATAAATCGCTGTAAGCCAGATGAACCATTTTTTGAGCTGTCGGAGTCAGTACTTCGAAGTCGGAGACCAAGTGCTGTACGGCGCGTTTGATCAGTTGCTGATCGTCGCTCAAGTGTTCGCACCGGTGCCGTTCAAGGAACAGAGTTGCCGCGGCTTTGAGCATGTCCTGATATTCCTGTACTGCAGGCAGATTAATCATTGGGCTTTCCCAGCGCGGTAAAGAGCGATGGCCGCAAGCACTTCGGCGTGCCGTGCAGCAACGTGGAGATTGTGAGCGTCCAGAATCAGACCGGCTTCTTCTTCACTGATCGAACCATCTTCAAGCGCGTTGGCGATCGCGTGGTCAACGCAACCGCGCTTTGCTGCGACCTGTAGCGAGCGGGCGTAAAGCTCGACATTGTCCAACGTTTCAGGATCAGCCAAAGGCACGAATAGCCCGCCATACAACGACGCGACGTAGTTGGGGAAGTGGTGAGACCCACAATCCTTCTCGAGCATGAAAACCTGAGCGTCACTGAGAGAACTGCAGCCGGCGTTTTCATAGGCGTGGTTGTCGAACTTTTTGAGCTTCAGTCCCAAGCGCGCAGCAGCGGCTTCGCGTCCGCCGGTATAGCTGCGGATGATCTCCCTCATGACTTCTTTGCGGGTGTCTAGGATCGGGCTTTTCATCTTCTACTTTTCCGTGTTGAGTGCTGGCACTACTGTTCGATCTCGCCGTCTTTGAGTCCAAGGAGTACAGCGGCGCGATGTGCCTCCCCACGGCGACCTTTTTTACGACCGTTCAAAAGGTCGCTGACCAAATTCTTGTTCAGCGAGTACCTTCGGCTGAATTCCGCAATGCTTATTCCTCTACGATCAAGCGCCTCGCGGGCTTGCTCGGGCGTAACTGTGGCGGGCATAGTGTTCGCTCGTGTTGTTTCGTGTTCATGAGCAATGATTATGATCGTTTATTTGGTCGTGTAAAGGGGTTAATGATTGAAAATGTGTTCTTCTGGTGAGGATATGACCAGCAAAGCGGGCGAACGCCTTCGCGAAGAACGAACCCGGCTCGGCTTGAAACAAGAGGATCTGGCTGCCTCCGGTGGTGTCAATCGCAACACTCAAGGCAGTTATGAAAGGGGCGCTAGGAACCCGGATACCGCTTATCTCGCAGCAGTCGCTGCCTTGGGGATCGATGTTTATTACATCGTTACAGGTACTCGATTGCCCGAGCCTGTAGGAGAGTTGTCGGCCGACGATGAGCAGCTACTGAAGCGTTATCGCAGTATTCCTGCTGATGACCAAAAAGCGGTGCGTCGCTTTCTTCAAGCAATGGCAGACGACGCTGCGAAGTACCAGAAATAGCTGTTAACGAATCAGACCTTTCTTATTCACTGGTTAAACGCGCTCCCTAACTTCGATTCAACAATGCACTTTATGGAGTAGTGGCATGTTGGATCTGACACGTGACGAGCAATCTGCACTTAGCGATGCGGAAAGCCATCTGATCGAGCTCTATCGAAAGCTGATCGTTGATGATCAAAAGCAGGTTCTGCGCTTGGCTAGATTGTTAGCGGAGCATCCAGAGCCAATGGAGAAAGATTAGCCTGCAATACTCCTTTGCTTATAGAGCCAGTCGCATGAAATAGCCGCCGACGCTCTTGCGTTGGCGGTCCAGTTCTAAACCTATGCATGCGATCCCAACTGCTCAAAAAGCTCTCTCTGTTTCGCCCTAGGCATCTCGCGCAAGCTGTCGATCAGCATCCGTTCGAATGTTTGCGACGATGGGCTGAGCGTGTGGGAGAACGTGAGATTAGCGACCCAAGTGTGCCCGCACTTTGCATCCAAACATTGGCAGTACAGCTTTACGAACTCTGTGGTCACTTCCTCTCGAGAGCCGATCCGCCCCTTGTGCCCGCATTTGCATACCACTCTCATCGTTTCCCTCCCCCAGGGCAATTTATCCCCTTAATACTGCCACAAAAAGTAGTGTTTTTAGTTGCTGAACTTCATTTATGCAGATGAATTCTCTGCGGTGGGAGTGGGGTTCCAGCTAAAACGCCTATCCGCTCGCAGGTAATCGTTGAGTTGGCTGAATAGCTGACAGATCGGTCTGATCTCGTTGCTGGTGTAAACGCGATCAATCTTTTCGATGTCCCCAAAGCCACCGGTGTTTTCCGGGATGATGCCGGCCAGCGCCGGGTTCATTCGCCAGGCGGCGATGACGTCGTTTCGGGTGATGTTCTTGACCTTCTCCAGCTCGTCTTTGGCTTGGAAGTCGCCTACCGGGATGATCTGGATCGCGTTTTCCTTGCCATTGGGGATGTTGACGAACATCGATCGAAAGTTGCCCACGCCCTTGCTCGCGCTGATCTGCGCGCGCAGCTCGTCTTCATCCTCTTCAGTCAGGTCGGGATCGTTGGTATAGAAGATGTAACCTGCGTGGGCGCCGTTGCTGTAGTAGCGCCGGCGGAAGAGGGTGGCCGCCTCATTGAGCAGCAGCGCCTGCAGGCCGCCAAGGTAGTCTGGAATCCCGTAAATGTTCTGTTCAACGTCGTAGTCCAGGACATGGGAGATCTCATGCTGTTCGAACTCCATTTCCTTGTTGTCGGGCATTAGCATCACGTAACCACCGTCGACCTTAACCCGCATATTGATGGCCGGCAGATGCTGCAACTCCAGCACTTGGCCGAAAGCGTTGGTTTCGTTGTAGAAGTACGCTTCGCCAAACACCATGTAATCCAAACCTGCGCGGCCCATCGTCTCGGTGCTGCAGCCCGCCGAGGGAATAAACTCACGCAGCAGCAGGTTGCGTTTGAATTTCGGAATGGCGCCGTGGTGGGCGTTGGCGCGCAGCAGCTTGGCCAGGCCAACCCGGGAAACCGGCGGCTTGTAGATCTTGCCGTCGTCGCTGGGGAACACGCCCACGTACTCGCCGATGTTGCCGGACAACACCTGTTCCGGCTCCCCGAACGTAAACGATCGCATCGGATGCTGCGGTGGTTGGGCTACGTGTTGCTTTCTGCGTTTGCGGTTGGCCATGGCTGGTCTGGTTACTCGTGACGTAGCGGCTACGACGCCGCTTGTTGGTGTTCAAAGGTTCGTTGGCGAGGGCGTGCATCACCGCCCAGGCAATGTCGGCGTGGCCGGTGGCGTCGGTGCGCGAAGCGCTGTAGGTGATTTGGCCGCTGTTGGTGGCGCCGCGCTTGATGGTCAGGAAGGCCTGCGCGATGTCCGTCCACCCAGCGTCCCACTCGATGCGACTGCCTTGGATCGTGTCCTGTGCTTTGAGCACCAGGGCGTTTTTCGCCTCGAGGCTGTAGTGAATTGGTGTCGCTTTGGCGTAGAAGTCGCGCACCAGGTCGAACACGCCGTAACCCACGCCGGTGACATCGATGCCGATGTGCTGGACGTTGAAACGCTCGGTCAGTTTTTTGACCTGTGCGGCCTGATAGGTGAACGAATGGCCCCGCCAGCTGTGCTTCTCCAGGATCCGGAACTTCGCCCCAGGTTCCAGCGGCGGCGCGATAACCACGCAGGTGGCGTCGTCGCGGGTGCGGCTCGGGTCGTAACCCAGCCAGACTGGACTGTTGCCAAATGGCCGATCGGAGTCCGGGTTGTAGTCCTCCCACAACGACAGATCCGAGTAGCAGCGCTCCAGATCTTTTAGGCTGAATGCGCTTTGGGTGCTGTCGATGAATTTGCAGTAGAACAACTGCTGAAATTTGTCCTCGTCATACTCCAGCTGCAGCTGCTCGAGGTCGAATAGATCGCAGCCACCGGCGATTGCATCGTCCAGGGTGATCGTCTTGCGCCATTGGCCGTCCGGACACAGTGCGCCCTGCGTGTATGCCGCTTCGCTCGGCCACACACCGCCGGCCTTCTTGCCGCGTTTGCTGTTGCGAAACTCTTCGCCTGACCAAAACGGGTATGCCTGGTGCGACACCGCGCTGGGCGTCGAGAAATAGGTTTTGCGCCATTTCTTGTGTGTGCCCATGGCGCTGGCCACGGTGCTGAGTTTTTCGAAGTCGCGAATCCAGAAATATTCATCCACGTAGACGTGGCCGTGATAGCCCTGGGCGGTGCTGCTGTTGGTGCTGAGAAAGCGCAGTTCGGCGCCGTTGCTGAGCGTGATCGGGTTGCCGGTCAGCTCGATATCAAACCATTGCTTGGCGAACTGGATGATGTAGCTGCGGAATATCTCGGACTGCGATCGGCTGGCAGACAGAAATACCTGGTTGTCACCGCTCAGCACGGCATCCATGAAAGCTTCGCCGGCGAAGTAGTAGGTCAGACCGACCTGCCGACTTTTGAGGATGTTCCGGACGCGGCGGGTCAGCGGATTCTGTTTCGCCTCGAACAGCTCTTTCTGATAGCCGTACATCTTCGAGATGAATTTATCGAGGAAATCCACCTCGGTAAGTCCGCTGATGTCGTTCTTAGCCTTCTTTTCCCGCTTCTTGGCGCCGCCTTCGCCCCGCTCACGGCGTCGACCTGGTTGCCGGTCGCGCGGCTCGTCCGGACGATCTGACGGCGCCGCCGGCGAAGGTTTCGCGGCCAGTTTTTTCAAGCGCTCAAGCAGGCCGGTCAATCGCTCCAGTTCGTCCAGTTCTGCTTTGGTCAGCGGATCGATTTTTTCCAGGATTAGGGTTATTCGCCGATTGACCGCGCTCAACGGTTCTTCATCCGTGAGCATTTCGTCCCAGCCGCCTTGGCGGATCCAGTAGTAAATGATTCGGATATTCGGCAGCTTCAAATGCGCCTGGATTTCCTTCACCGAACAACGGCGCAGGTACAGGCGCTTTGCGGCTTCTTTGACTTCGGTCGGGTAATTCATGAGCCGCAGTCTATGCGGCGAATATCGGCGAAACGCGCGGTTAAATGCTGCGATTCGCCTATCAGATGGAAATAGGCGAGTACTGAATTTCAACCGTTTGTTTGGTCATAAATGGCTCCCTATCGTGACGGCTCATTCAACGATTGAGCGCAGTTACCACCCATGCCCCGTTCCCTTGTCTCCTATTGGAAACGTGTTGCCACCAGCGGTCCGACCGTCGACGGTCGCGACATCCTCCCCCAGGAGCTGCGCGATATCGCCGAGACCTACACCCCGGCCAAATACACCGCTGTGATCTGGTGTGACCACGAACGCTGGCCTGGTTCGCACGGCACCGTATTCGCTGTGCGCCTGGTGGAGGAGAGCGAGGATCTGGAGCCGGGTCAAATTGCGCTGGAAGCTCAGCTAAAACCGAACGATCGCCTGCTGTACCTGAACGATCAGGGCCAGAAGCTCTTTACGAGCATCGAAATCACTCCAAATTTTGCCGGGACCGGCAAGGCCTATTTGACCGGCTTGGCCGTAACCGACGAGCCAGCCAGTCTCGGCACTCAAGAGCTGTATTTCTCCAGGCGAACCAGTCGCGCCGCGTATTACGCCGCGTCGTTGGAACTCGGCCCACTGCGCGAAACCGAGCCGCAGGGCGAGCTCGGCCGACTCGTCGCCGTCTTTACCCGCTTGTTCAAGCGTTTCGGCATCGATGACACCGCCGCCGAAAACACCCCGCAAACCCCAACCGAGAGCAAACCCCCAATGGATGAAGCTACCGCAACGGCTTTACAAGCCCTGCTGGCCCAGCTGCTGGTCGTCGCTGCCGGCATCCAGGCTGTGATTGAGCCTGCTGCCGAGGACGCACCAGCACCCGATCAGGCCCCGATCGATGACGTCAGCGCTGCAGTAGACGAGATCGTTACCACCGCCGAAGAAGAGCGCGAATTCAAGCGCAGCGGCGGCGGAAACAAAGCTGTGCTGGCGGCGTTGGCCGATCTGCAGAAGCAGTTCACCGAACTGAAGAACACCAGCAACGGCCGTCAGCTGCCGCGCAATGCTGGCCCCGCTGACAAATCCAAAGCGCGGGTACTCTGACCATGGCCCGTTCACTGAGCGCCTACGGCGCCAAGATGTATGCCGAAATGCAGCTGGCCATCGCCGAAACTTACGGTGTCCCGCTGTCCAGCAAGATGTTTTCCGTTGAACCGTCGATCGCCCAAGAGCTGAACGACGCAATCACCGCAAAAGCCGATTTCCTGCAGCGCATCAACGTCATTCCGGTGACCGAGATCAAAGGCGAGAAGGTGTTTATCGGCGTGTCAGGCCCTGTAACCGGCCGCACCAACACCAAAACAACCGATCGCGAAGCAAAAGATGCATCGGAGCTGGAAAACAGCACCTACGAGCTGTCCTCAACCGAATCCGACGTGGGTCTGCCGTACGCAAAGATCGATGCCTGGGCGAAGTTCCCGGACTTCCATCAGCGCTATTCCGCCGCAGTGCAGAAACAGATTGCCCTGGATCGCATCATGGTCGGTTTCCACGGTGTGAAAGCGGCTGCGCAGACCGACATCGAAGCCTATCCGATGCTGCAGGACGTGAACAAAGGCTGGCTGCAGCAACTGCGCGAGCAAGCCCCGCAGCAGGTGCTCAAGGAAGGCAAGGAAGCGGGCAAAGTTACCTTGGGGCCTGACGGCGATTACGCCAACCTGGACGCCCTGGTGCATGACACCAAGCAGATGGTGGATGAACGTCTGCGCGACGGCGGCGATTTGATCGCCATCATCGGCACCGACCTGTTGGCGGCTGATAAGGCGAAGCTGTACGCCAAACAGGGCGATACGCCAACCGAAAAGGAACGCATCGAAGACGCGCAGGTGATCGCCACCTATGGCGGCTTGCCGAGCTTCAGCGTGCCGTTCTTCCCGGTCAACGGTGTGCTGGTCACCAGTTGGGACAATCTGTCGATCTACTTCCAGGACTCCAGCTGGCGCAAGCAGACCGTGGACAACCCGAAACGCTCCCGCGTCGAGGATTACAACAGCCGCAATGAAGGCTATGTGATCGAGCAGCTGGAGAAAATCGCGCTGACCGAGAACGTGGAGCTGGTGAAGTGAGCCTGGCTCTCGCACACAAGCGTCGCACTTTGGCTCAGGGAACCGCTGCAGTGATTGCTGCTGCAGCGGCACCTCTTGCGTATTCGCCGGCGGAAGCCCTGAGCAGCCCGGCGAATGCGAAAAAGCACCTGCTGCTGATGGAAGCCTCGCTGGATCAGGATCTGCAGCGCCTGAGCGATATCAAGGGTCTTGCCGGGCGTCAGGCACTCAAGCGTGAGGAACTGCTGCCCAAGTACCGGGATTTCATTCAGCGCTACATGGACTCGGGCCTGGTGATGCCAAACCGTGTTCTGGTGCAGGTGATGGTCTGGCTGTTCGACACCGAGCAGTTTGAAGATGGCCTGGCGCTGGCTGACTTTGCGATCGGGCAGGGGCAGGAGATGCCCGAGCGGTTTAAGCGGCGTGACGTGCAGACCTTCGTTGCCGACGCGGTAATCGATTGGGCTTACGCCGAATACAACGCCCAGCGCAGCCCGGAGCCGTACCTGTCTGACCTGCTGCCGCGCGTCGACGTTGAGTGGGAGCTGACCGAACAAATCCCGAGCAAGTACCACAAGTTGATCGGCATCCGCGCCATGGAGGCCGAGCAGTGGAAAACCGCGCTCCAGCATCTGGAACGCTCGACGGAGCTGTACGCGAAAGCTGGCAACGAGACACGAATCAAGAAGTGTCGCATCGCACTGGCCAAACAAATACCTGCCGGTAACGGCGCCCAATAACCGACTACCCCCCCAGCGGGGAACTGTGGACGTGCGTCTGCCATTCATGGCCAGCCCCACGAAAAACAGTTTCCCCGCCCTATTCGAGCGGTCAGCAATGAGCTTTTCCGGTAAACCCACCACGTTTGTGGAACAGATGATCGAGAACGACGGCTTTTGGCCGGATCTGTCTGTTGCCGAATTCCAGAAAGGATACCGCCTGCCGGCGGAGTATCTGGTGGACATGCTGGCCGCTGACCTGACCATGGCAATGGTTGAGGTCAATGCCGATCTGGCAGAGCTGAAACAACGCTGGCGTGCCCTTGGCATAAACAGTGTCGAGGTTCCCGATCCTCTCCACCTGCCGCCGAAGCTCAAGCAATGGCCATTCATTCAGACCGATCAGAACCTTCTGCCTGATAACGCGTTGAAGCTGAAAATCTACCGACGAGCCGTGTACTGCCGGGCCAAGGCGAGCGCGTTACAGCAGTTCGCCACGGTGACCCGCCGCGAAAGCGCAGAGAACACGGGCAAGGAAGCGCCGGAGCGCGAAAGCACGTTCCTGGCATTCAGCCAAGCGGCCGTGCGCGCCCTGCAAGGCCGCAGCCGCATCACGGCGGCGCTGCTATGACCAAACTCCAGGGACTGACCGCCTACCTGCAGGAACGCCGCTTGGTGGAGCCCGAACAGCTCGACAGTTTCACCGAGCAGGTGAAGCTTGGACTGATCTGGAAACCCGACGTCGACGGGATGCACCTGGGCGACATGCACTATCGCGCCGTGATCGTCCTGGAGCGTTTCGCCGACCATCCCGCGCGGCTGATGGCATTGGTTGGCAGTTGGCTGGAAAGCCACGACGCCAACCGTGACCGCCACGAACTGCCGGCACCGGAATTTCTTGTGGAGCCGCTGGATAACGATCTGTTCGACGTGGAAATCACGCTGGAATTTGTCGAGCCGCAGTATCTGGCCGAAGACGACACCGGCGAGATCCAGGCCTTCGGCAAGACGTGGGCTTTCGTTCCGTTTGAGCTCTGGGTTGCCGAGCGCGGCGAGGTGGCCACCGATGGCCGGGCGTAGCACGTTCGAACTCGACATTCGCGGCCGGTTGGGCGTTCGCGAGCAGTTGGCGCTGCTGAGTCTGCCGCCGCAATTGCGCCGCCGCCTGCTGAACCAGGTCACCAAACGTGTCCGGACGATGAGCCGCAAGCGTGTGCGTGAGCAGAGGAATCTGGACGGCACGCCCTTCGCTCCGCGCAAAGGCGATGGCAAGGGCAAAAAGAAGATGGAAGCCGGTCTGGCCAAGTTGATGGTGGTCACACGGGTTAGTGCTGATGAAGCGGAACTTGGCTGGAAAAACGCCCTGACCCGATGGGTCGCAACGCAGCAGCACAACGGCGTCAGTGAAAGGCGCACTGCCCAGCAGATGCGCCGCTGGAACAAAACCCCACCGGGTTTAGCAGCAACTGACAAGCAGGCGAAGCGCCTGCGCCGGTTGGGATTCCGCGTGCGCCAAGCAGGCAAAAAGACGCTGACCCGGCCATCGGTGGCGTGGATTCAACAGCATGTGAACTACGCCAAGGCCGGCTTGCTGATCCGGATCCTGGACGATCAGCGCCGCGAAAGCACAGGCGCGCAGAGCTGGGAAATTACGCTGCCCAAACGCCAGTTCATCGGCGCCGAAACTGAACGCGACACCAATCTGCTGATTGGCCAGGTGTTGCAACAAATCCTGAATTCACCCCGCTAACGAGGCATTGCATGGCACTCGGTCAAGTCACCGTCGACAATCTCAATCTAGGCCAGGGCGCCGTCACCGAGGTTGAGCGTTACTTTCTTTTCATTGGCCCCGCTGCCAAAAACGTCGGCCAGTTCATTGCATTGAACACCGACAGCGATCTGGATGCCGCGCTGGGCGTTCCAGCGAGCGACCTCAAAACTCAAATCACCGCCGCGCGCCAGAACGGTGGTCAGCGCTGGGCCTGTATCGCAGCACCGATCGGCTCCGAGGGTGAGTGGGCCGATGCACTGGAGAAAACTCAGCAGCAGGGACTGTCCGTCGAAGCGGTGGTGGTGACCAAACCCGTTACCAAGCCTGGCGACCTGACGGACATGCACGACGCGGCGATTGCTTTAAACAATCGCTACGGTCGTCGCGTTTTTTTCATGGCAGCCACTACCGGCATCACGCCAGATCAGACGTGGGCGCAATACCTGACCGAGCAAAAGGCCATGGTGACAGACGTCGCCGCTGCTCGAGTATTGCCGGTACCGCAACTGCACGGAAATGATTTGGGCGTGCTGGCTGGCCGCTTGGCCAACGCCTCGGTCAGCATCGCAGACAGCCCGATGCGTGTAGCCACCGGCGCTGTGCTGGGGCTTGGGCCAGTGCCACTCGACAGCGAAAAAATCCCTCTGCCATCGGCGGTGCGTAGCGAGCTGGATCGAGCGCGGTTATCGGTATCGCAGACCTATCCCGATTACCCGGGCGTGTACTGGGGTGACGCCAATATGTTGGATACCCCCGGCAGTGACTTTCAGGTCGTTGAATATCTACGCATTACCGACAAGGCCGCGCGCCTGGTTCGCCCGCTGCTGATTCGTCGTGTCGCCGATCGCCGGTTGAATAGCACGCCCAACAGCATGGCGGTCAACACCAACCAGTTGATGGCGCCACTGCGCGCCATGGCCAAGTCCATCAAGTTCAACGGTGAAGTCTTTCCCGGTGACATCGAGCCACCGAAGGACGGTGACCTGGTGCTGGAGTGGCTCAGCAAAACCAAGGTCGCGGCCTACATCAAGCTCAAACCCCTCAACTGCCCGAAAGACCTCACGGCGAATATCGCCCTGGATCTTTCCACTGACAAAACGGAGTAACGCCCATGGCAAAGATTGGCGGCAAGAACTTCGACGTGAGCCTGGGCGATCTGTCGCTGCACGTCGAGAGCTGCACCCTGGACATCACCGACAACTCGGCCGTGGCGCAGACGCGTGGTGTGCCTGACGGCTACGTAGAGGGCGACGTGGCTGCGGCCGGCGAACTGGAACTGGATAGCTCCAACTTTCAGTTGCTGATCGACGCGGCGCGATCGGCGGGCAGCTTCCGCAAGCTCGCCCCCTTTGATGCGGTGTTTTTTGCCAAGGCCGGCGAGGACGAGGAGCTGCGCGTCGAAGCGTTCGGCTGCAAGGTGAAGATTTCCAGCCTGTTGTCGATCGATCCCAAAGGCGGCGAGAAAACCAAGCACAAGGTGCCGTTTGACGTCACCAGTCCGGACTTCATCCACATCAACGGCGTTCCGTACCTCGACGCTACCGAGATCGAGGGGCTGCGCTGATGGTGGACTGGTTCGACCGCGCCCAGGAGCTGGAGCAACGCCAGCGTGACCAGGCGATCAAGGCTCAACTGCTGACGCCTATGCCGGTCGGGCCAAGCCTGACCCATTGCCAGGACTGCGATAACGAAATCCCGCCAGCGCGCCAGGCGCTGGGCGGTAAAACGCGCTGCGTGCCGTGTCAGGCTGACTTTGAGCAGAGTAAACGCTGATGACCATCGAAGCCGTGCGCCTCGGCGCGCTGGAGCAAAAATTTGCGGTCTTTGAGCACCGCCTTAGCGAGCTGGAAGACCGCCACGAAACCGTCCCGACCCGCGTCACTAAGTTGGAGCAGGGCTTCGAGCATATGGCGGGGCAACTCTCGGAGCTCAACGCTGGCCAGCAGACCCTGACGGTCGCGGTAAACGACATCGGGGCGAAGGTTGGCCGCTTGCTGACCATCCTCACGGTAGTCGCTTCTGTGCTGCAAATGGTTGTGCCGGCGCTGTTGCGGGTGTGGTTTCCATGAGCCTGCGCGGTCGGATTCAGGCCGGTGTGATCGCGCTGGCCAGCGCGCCGCTGGTGATCTTCCTGGGCACTTGGGAAGGTCATGGCCAGAACACCGTTTATGCGGACAAGCTCGCCGGGGGACTGCCCACCGTTTGCAAGGGCATCACCCGCCATACCAGCCCGTTGCCGGTCGCAGTCGGTGACTACTGGTCGCCCGACCGTTGCGCCGAGGTGGAGCAGTTGGTGATCAGCAACACCCAACTGCAGCTTGCCGACTGCATCACCAACCCGAACGTGAGCCAGAACACTTTCGACGCGCTGACCAGCCACGGCCACAACGTGGGGGTGCGCAGCACTTGCGCCAGTCGGGCTGTGGCGTTGATCAATGCCGGCCGCGTCGCTGACGGCTGCAGCGCGCTGGCCTGGGCACCGGATGGCAAGACACCGGTATGGGCTTATGTGACCGATTCGCACGGCCGGAAGCGCTTCGTTCAAGGTCTGCATAACCGGCGCCTGGCTGAAATGGAGCTTTGCCTGCGATGAGTTTTCCCCCGTTGCGTCTGGCAGCGTTGGCCCTGCTGTTGGCCTCGCTGACCTGGATGGCATTCGATCAGGTAATCGATCAGCGCGACGACGCCAGGCGCGAGCGCGACACCACGCAGCGCGAAGTGAGTGGCCTACGTGAAGCGGCCCGAATCAGCGGCGAGATGCTGGCCGAACGGGACGCGATCGACCAACGAAACACACAGGAATTGACCGATGCGCGCACCGAAAACGATCGCCTGCGCGGCGCTGTTGACGATGGCACTGGCCGGTTGCACGTCCGCGCCACCTGTCCCACCGGCCAACCTGTGCCAGCCACCGCCGGCGCCGCCCGCGTGGCTGATGCAGGACGCGCCGAACTCGCAGCAGACGCTCGACAGGATTATTTCACCCTCCGCAATCAGCTCGCCTTAAGCCGGCAAATGATTGTCGGGCTGCAGCAGTACGTCCGTGGTGTGTGCCAGCGATCGCCGGCGCACCAAGGCACCACTTTTCCCAACCCCAACAAGAGAGCACCCCAATGAGCCAAAACACCGAAATCACCCTGGAAGTCGGCGAAGCGGAACTCACCTTCAACCTCACGCCGGCGGACGTCACCAAATACTTCAACGCCCTGACCCAAACCAACAAGGTGGCCCCGGGCAACAACCTGCTGATGACCACCGTCAAGCAAGAGGAAAAGGCCACACTCAAACCGCTGCTGGCCAACCCGGTGATGGTGATGCAGATCGCCGGCGCGCTGCTCGAGGAGTACGCGCCCAACGTTGAGGTGATCGTAAAAAAGCGCTCGAGCACGCTGAGCGCCTGAGCGAAAACGGCCTGGGCCAGCTGATGGCCCTGACGAACCGCTGGCTACCTGGTGCGGAACCCACGTCCGAGGCGATGGGCACGGCCAAGTGGCTGGAGGACGAACACTGGAGACGCATGGAATTTGCTGTGGCTAACGGCATCGCCCTTGCGCTGAACGGATAACAATTGTGGCAGACCGTAGCGCCAGCCTGGCTTTCATTCTGAGCTTGCAGGACAAAGTCACCGCGCCCTTGGGCAAGGTGAAGATGGGTTTCTCCGAGCTCGCTGATCAGAGCGAAAAGCACATCAAGACGATCGGCTTGGGCATGGGTGGCGTGACGGCGGCTGTGGTCGGCGTCCAGCAGGCGATGGCGCCGGCGCTGGAGGTCAATCGCGCCCTTGGCGACGTCCGGTCGCTCGGCGTAGCCGAGGATGCGCTGTCGTCGCTCAATGCCAAGTCGCTGCAGTTCGCCGTGAGCTATGGCGAGAACGCCAAGGATTTTGTGGCGTCCGCCTATGTGATCGAAGGCGCCATCAAAGGCCTTGCCGGCAACCAGCTCGCGATCTTCACCAACACCAGCAACCTGCTGGCCAAGGCCACCAAATCCGACGCTGAAACCATGGGTGAATACGTCGGCACGCTCTACAACCTGCAGAAATCCCAAGCGGATGCGATGGGGAAGGGCGCTTGGGTGGAAAAGCTCGGCGGGCAGACCGCGCTGGCCGTGCAGCTGTTTCGTACCAGTGGCGCGGCGATGAAAGACGCCTTCAAGGAAGCAGGCGCGATCGCCACCACATCGGGCGTTGACCTGGCCGAACAGATGGCCGTGATCGGTACGCTCAGCAGCACCATGGAAGGCGGCGACGCTGGCGGACGCTACAAGGCCTTTTTTGAAAACATCGGCGCCGCTTCCGACAAATTGGGAATCAAGTTCACCGATCAGCAGGGGAAGCTTCTGCCGATGATGACGATCCTGGACAAGCTGCAGCGCAAGTTCGGTGACCTGACCAGTGCGTCGGCCGGCGCCAAGCTGATGGAGGCTTTCGGCGGCGAAGGCGCCCAGCTGATCGGCGCGCTCGCCAAGGACACCGACCGGTTGCGCAACGGCATCGAGCAGTTGGGCAAAGTGCGCGGTCTGGAGAATGCCGAGCAAATGGCCCGGGCCATGGTCGATCCCTGGCAGCAATGGGCGTCCCTGGTCGAAGTCATGCGGGTGGTGTTTGGCCAAGTGCTGATCCCGGTGCTGACGCCGTTCATGAACAAGATGGTGGATATCGGCAAAACATTGGTGCGCTGGTCGCAGCTGTTTCCCAACATCACCCGCGTGATCGGCATCGCTGCACTGACCATCATGAGCCTCGTCGGCGCCATGTCACTGCTGACGTTGGTGGTTGGCGTTTCACGGATGACCTGGCTGGGTTTGGTGTCGGTGTGGAAGGTCGTCCAACTGATGAACCTGCGCACCGTTGCCGGCTTCGTCCTGCAAAAACTGGCGATCCTGGCTTACATGGCCGTGATCTATACGCTCAGCGCCGGCCTTGCCCTGGTTCGCGGCGCCATGCTGCTGTGGCAAGGGGCGATCTGGCTGGCCAACGCGGCGTTGCTGGCCAACCCGATGGTGTGGATCGTTGCCGGTGTTCTTGCGCTGGTGGCCGTCATTGTCGCAGCGGTCTACTACTGGGACGAATGGACGTCCGCCCTGATGAACACGGCCGCGTTTCAGTTCGTTGCCGACAAGCTGCAGAAGCTATCCGACTGGTTTAACTCCATGGGCGGTTGGTCAGGCATGGCCAAGGCCGCGTGGGACAGCATCGTCGGCATTTTCACCAAGGCCGTTAACGGCGTGATCGAGCTGCTGAACAGCATCCCGGGCGTGAACATCGAGGCGCGTTTTGGCGACATGCCTGAGGTGCCCGGCGTGGATGCTGCGACCAATGCCGCCGACACCGCCAACGCCGCGCAGAAAGCCCAACAGACCATCAATGCGGCCATCCCCAGCCTATCGCCGACGCGCCCTGCATCGGTGCCAGCCGGTGGACTGCTGACCAGCATCCAGAACACCACCAGCAGCCAGAACAAGGGCACGCATGTGGAAAACGTGAACATTCACACCAGCAAGACCATGACGCCGCTGGAGATGGAAAACCTGATGGCCATGGCGGTAGGCGGATGAGCGAGTACGTCGATTTGTTGATCGTCAACAACGACCTGGCTCTGGATCCGTCTCGCCAGCCTCTGCTGGTCGACGACCGCGCCTGCATCGCCCAGGACATCGCTCACATGATCCGCGACAGCGGGTTGCTGGTGACGCTGGTGGCCGAGCGCGATCGGCTGCGGCAGCGCGACTGCATCCAGCAACTGGAACTGTTGGTGGAGGACGACCAGCGCCTGGTGCCGGGCACGGCACGCATCACCCAGCAGGAACCAGGCGTGTACCTGGTCACTGCGAAAACCCTGAAATTTGGTTCGATTGAGGTAAGTCTGTGAGCCAGGTCGATTTTAAAAAGGTGATCGCCGACGCCGGCATACCAACCACCGAGGCCGGTTTGAAGGCCGCGTGGGAAAAGGAAGTCGAAGCCCAAGGCGCGAAGGTGGCCAACACCAGCAGTTATTCGCCGTTCTGGCGGGTGATGACCGCGCTGGTGACCAAACCGGTGTTGTGGCTGTTGGACTTTCTCTGTCTGACGGTGCTGCCGAATTTCTTTGTGAAAACAGCGGTGGACGCCTGGCTGGACATGCTCGCCTGGGCGGTCAACGTCGAGCGTAAAGGCGCCACCAAAGCCCGCGGTAAATTGCTGTTTACCCGGGCCTTGCCGGACGGTGTCATGGAATTGGAAAAAGGCATTGTGGTGCAGTCCGCCGCCATCAACGGCAACGTGTACCAATTGATTACCACGGCGCCGGCGACGTTTGTCGCGGGCCAGCTGCAGCTGGAAGTCCCGGTGGAGGCAATCGAAACCGGCAGCGGTTTCAATCTCGCGCCGGGTTACTACGCCATCCTGCCGGTGCCCATCCCCGGCATTGTTCAGGTAGTGAACAAGGACGGTTGGCTGGAATCACCAGGTGCGGATCCGGAACCGAACGACCAGCTGCGTTTGCGCGTGCGCAACCAGTTCTCGGCCGTCAATCAGTGGCACACCGACGCGGTGTATCGCGCCATGATCTCGGCCTTTCCGGGCGTGCGTCCGGACGGCGTTTACTTCGAACATGGCGCACCGCGTGGCCCGGGCAGCGCGAATGCCTTTGTGTTGTTTGATGCAGGTGTGCCGGCGGCAAATTACCTGGAGCAAATCAATTCGCACATTCGCGACCAGGGCAACCATGGCCACGGCGATGATCTGCTGGCCATGGTGATGCCCGAAGTACCCGTGAGTGTTGCGATGACGCTCTGGCCGCAACCTAACCTGAGCGCCGAGCAGGTCGACACGTTGAAAAGTGAGGTCGAGCTGTTCATACGGGCCGCGTTTCGTGAAAGCACGCCGCGCGACTATCAGCCGACGCTCACTTATCCCCAATCGCGTTTCAGCTTCAGTCGACTGGCGGAGGAGTTGCACCAGGAGTTCGTCGATATCGCTTCACTGCGGTTTACACCGGGCGTCGACATCACCAGCGGATTGGACATCCCGCGCCTGACGTCGCTGAAGGTGAACCTGCAATGATCAAACTCAAATTGCCGTTCTGGCTGGGCGGCACCGAGCTTTCAAAGCTGGTGGCCGCTGCACAGGCGTGGTGGGAAACCGTCACCGGCTGGTTGCGTTGGCCCTATTCGCAGATCGATCCAGACACCTGCCACATGAACATCCTTGAACTGTGGGCCTGGCAACGTGACGTGACGCGCTTCAAGGGCGAACCCGAGTCGCTGTTTCGACTGCGCGTGAAATACGCGTTTATCAACTCGGTCGACGCCGGTAGCACCGCCGGGTTGAAACGCATTTTTGAACGCCTGGGCGTGGGTTACGTCGAGATCGAGGAGCGCCAGCCCGACCGCGATTGGGACGTCGTGCTGCTGAAGTTCAGCAACGCTCAGTTGTCTTTGAACCCTGAACTGTTGCGCGTGCTGATCCAACAGTACGGCCGCACCTGCCGCCGTTATGACTTCGTGACCATCACCCCCGTAGGGCTGCAAATCGCCCTGATCGACTTCAACGACGACCAGCAAACGCTGGTTGCCAGCCTGTAGGAGCGCACGCGTGAGCGCCAGTATTACCTTGGCCGGCGAAAGCCAAATCGCCCTTAAACAAAGCCAGCAAAAGCCGCTGATCGTCAGCCGATTCATCTTTGCGAATGTGCCCGGACTTGATCCGACCGCGCCGCTCGATCGCGCTGCCGGCAAGCCACCGGCTGCGCAGATTGTTCACGTCTACACCATCCCTGAAAAGAACGCGGGTTACGTGAACCCGAACCAGGTGGTGTACAGCGCACAGCTGGGGTCAGACGTCGGGGATTGGGACTTCAACTGGGTCGGACTTGAGGACGCTGACGGAATCTTGTTCGCCGCGTCGTCGGTGCCACTGCAACAGAAACGGAGAAACATTCCGCCGGAGCAGATCGGCAACAACGTCACCCGCAATTTTCTGGTGGCCTTTGACGGTGCAATGCAGCTCACCGGTATGAAGATCGATGCCAGCACTTGGCAGCATGACTTCACGGTGCGCCTTGCCGGTATCGACGAGCGCGAACGTCTGAGCAATCGCAACCTTTACGGACGTGCGTTCTTTTTCAGTGATTCACTGATGTTCGAAAAAGTAGAAACCGGCTACCAGATCAACGGTGGCACGGTCTACGTCGAGGGCGTCCGTGTGGCGATCGCGAAGGCAGAAGCCATCCCGGGTGTCGTTCCTGTCGGCAAGGTCTGTCTGGACGTTTGCCTCGAGCGCCAATTGAACGATCGGGTGGCTGTATGGAAAGTGGTGTTCGGTGACCAGGCCGATTACACCGATGCTGCCGGCGTGCGTCATTACTGCGTGCCGATCGCTGATTTCATTTCACCCAGCAATATCGTGGATTTGCGGGACGCCGAGCCAGTCGGCGGTGCGTTGATCAAATATCTCGCCTCTCGTACCGGCGATTATCCGCAACTGCGTGCCCGGGCCACGACCAAAGCAGACGTCGGACTGGGCAACTTGCCCAACGCCATTAGCGACGATCCAGCAACCAACAGCAGCGACATCGTGGCATCTACGGCGGCACTCAACAAACTCCAGAAACAAGTCGGGGATTCAATGACCGGCATGGTGGCAGCGTTTGCAATGAGCGCCGCCCCGACGGGATGGCTTAAGTGCAATGGTGCGGCGGTCTCGCGTAGCACGTTCGCACAACTCTTCGCTTGGCTTGGGACGCACTACGGGGAGGGTGATGGTTCAACCACATTCAATCTGCCAGACATGCGCGGCTTGTTCCCTCGCGGCTGGGACGATGGGCGCGGGCTGGATCCCGGCCGAGCGTTCGGCGCATATCAGGACATGATGATTCATTCCCATGCGCACTCTGCGTCGGCTGCGGCCGTAGGCGACCACTTGCACAGTGCCTGGACTGATGCCCAAGGCAACCACAACCACAGTGCCTGGACTGACGCGCAAGGTAACCACGACCACGGGTTTCGAATAGTCGATAACGGCGCCGGGATCAACGTGGGGTATCCAGCAGGTGGCAGCGTTTTCACAGAGCTGGAAATCCCCGGTGGCAAGAACGCCGACGGTCGCCCCATGCGCACCGACTACCAAGGCAATCACGCACACAACGTCGGCATCGGCGCCGCTGGCCTGCACGCGCACAACATTGGCGTGAGTGGCAGCGGTGCGCATACCCACGGTGTGACTGTTGCCGCCGCTGGCGGCGCCGAAACCCGGCCTCGAAACATGGCCCTAAATTACTGCATCAAGTATTGAGATCGAGCATGACTGAAAAACTGGTTTATCAAACCGACCACCTCGGCATTTTCATTGGTGCGGTAGCGGCTGATGAATCGCCGCTGGAGCCAGGTGTTTATCTGATTCCTGGCGGCTGCGTGGAAGCTGAGCCGCCTTCGGTACCGGAACACAAAGCCGCATGGTGGAACGGCAAGGCCTGGCAGTTGGTGGATTATTTCGGCGGTGTCGTGGTGTACAGCACCGAAACCGGCGAGCCACGGACTCTCGAAGGTTTCGAGCCAGTGCCGGCGGGCTTCACCATGAGCCGGCCAGAACCGAACCAGGTCTGGAAGAAAGGCAAGTGGGTGGATGACGTCGACGCCGTACTGGCCTCACTGCGCGATCAGAAACTGCAGATGATCGGGGCTGACTTCGCGGCCTACATCGCGGGGGGCTTCACCTCCAGCGCATTGGGCGAGCCATATCGCTACAGCAGCGCGATCGATGACCAGGTGAATTTAAACGGCCAGGTAGTGCTGGGCCTGGACGACGTTTACCCATGCTATGACGCCGACCAAGTGCTGGCGTTCCGGCCGCATACCATCGAACAGTTGCAGAAAGTCAGCCTTGACCTGGTGCGCTTCCGGCAGGCCGCACAGCAGCACGCGGAAACACTGCGCCAAGCTGTGGCGAAGGCTCAGAAAGACAAAAATCTGAAGGCAATGAAAGCCATCACCTGGACGCCGCCGGCATGACCTGGGCACCGGTGACAATGCGCTGGCCGGAGCAGGCCACGCAGTGGATGGCCGGGCTGTCAGCGGCCAAGGATCTGGCCGGTGGCGAACTGGCCAGGACCGCCCAGCGCCTTGCTGGCCTGAGTGGACTGGCCAACACCAACCCGGGGCCGGTCGGTGATGCAGCAAAAGGCGCGATCGCGGCCGGACGCGCAGCGCTGGCCGAGCAGATGGGGCAGGTTCCGGCGTGCCTGGTCGTGACGCCATTTCAAAGCGGCGTTGGCCAGGGCGCGGGCTATCAGCGCTTTCTGTCCGCGCCCAACGCGCTGGAACATCTCGCCAAGAAACTGGAAGACGCCAGCGACTGCGGGCGCCCGACCGGGCCGCAATACGGGCTATCGATCTTGTTCCTGGGCACGCGGCTGGAACAACTGGCTAGCACCTTGGCGCGATTCAATGCTCTGCTGCCGATCCCTGACCTGGTGCGCACCGAGCGCCGGGCGCAACACCTGGTGAAACTGGAGAGCGAAAAGTGGGAGATCCCCGGCGCTGGAACTCTGCCGCGCTGGAAGGGTTTGCCGCTGGAGCGTTGCACGGTGGTCAAAGCTGCCAAACAGTCGATGGCGGGGCAGATAGCCGTGCTGGAAGGCTACGCCGCCGACAGCTCGCCGTTGGCCGATCTGGCAGCGCTGGCAGCTCGCAAGAGCGCCCAGCAGCAGGGGAGAGATAAGCAATTGGCTGACCTGAAAGACCTGCTGGCCGGTGGCAACCCTGATGTCAGCATGTGCGCGCGGATGATTGGCCCAGGCACTGCCGGCGAATTACGCCGCGAGTTGTTGGCCGGCGATGCGCCGGGCCATGAATGGATTCAGTGTGTCGGGGTTCTGTTGGTCGGCAGTAAAAAAGGATTGAGCTTTGTGCGGGAACTGGTAGGCCTATGACGCTCTTACTCGACGGGCAAAAAGTCCAAGGCAAGAACCTCAAAGTCACGGCCAACCTGCGAATCGAAAGCGGCGATATGTCCGGCCAGACCAGCAACTCCGACAAGGCTCACAAAGGCTTCAAGCCTAAGACGCTGGCTGTCTCGCTGATGATTCCCTTTGTGGATAAAACCCAGCTGACGGATCTGTTGCGCATGGCTGAAGCCACCGCTGGCGGCGGTCAGTTGCATCTGTACCGGATCGTGAACGACACGGCCGAATCCTTCGGCGTGCGTCAGGTGGAGTTCTCCGACGGCGTCAGTGCGCGGGAAGCCGACACCCTGAAAGCCTGGCTTGTGCAATTCACCCTGAGCGAGCGCGAATCGAACCCGGAGAAAGTCGAAGGCCGGCGCGCCGGCAACAAGGTAGACGCTCAGGGCGCGCCGGGCAGTACGGTCGGCGAAGGCGCCGCCGGTGACGCAACCAACGACAACCCCGCGCTGAGCGGCTTTGAAAAGGTGCTGGGACGTGTGGATAAGTGGCTCGGGAGTGAGCAGGCGTGAAACTGCACAAGATACTTTCCATCAACGGCGCCCCGATCGCTCTCATCAAGGAGGACGTCAGGCTGGACGCTACCAGCCCCGGCCGGGCGAACTTCACAGTTCAATCCCCTGTGCCGCTGAAAGGGCTGGTGACGCTGGATATCGGCTACAACGAGGGCACGCTGCAACGGCACTTTATCGGCTACGTCGAGCGCTGCACGGCCGCCAACGCGGTCGAACAGGTGCTGTTCTGTCGTGAGCTGGCCGCCGTGTTGGCCAACCCGTTGCCGTTGAACCTGCGTCATGTGGATCTGCGCGCCATGCTGGCCCAGGTCAGCGAGCAGACCGGGCTGCGCTTTCGTGTCCCCGATCGGCCTTATGCCAGCGTGAAGGCGCCGTATTTCTACAGCCTCGCTGCCGGTTACCAGGCTATGGACAGTTTGGCCCGAGTGTTCAGCATTCCCGACTTCACTTGGCACCAGTTGGGCAACGGTGAAGTGTTCGCCGGCAGTTGGGCCGACAGTTTTTTCGGCGCACGTGCGCCGCTGCAAATCCCCACGGAGCTGTTCGACGGCTACCAGGGCAACCAGAGCGCAATGGTCGCGGCCCTTCCCGGCGTGCGACCAGGTGCAACGATCAATAACGGCGAGCGCATCACCACGGTGTCGCTTGCCAACGACCAGATGGCCATCCGATGGAAGACGCAATCCGCCGCTCTGTAGAGCGACAATTTCCCGAACTCACCGGTGGTTACCACCTGCCGCGCTTTGCCCGGGTCACCGCAGTGGCCGACGCGCCGGCGGACGCTGGACTGTGCGACGACTTCCGCCCCCGCTACGCCGTGGACATTGTCGTACTCGGCCCGGATGACGAGCCAGATCCGGCCATGCTGCCGCTCACTGGCGTTCCTTTACCGCTGCCTACCGGTGGGGAGGAAATGGGCATTTATGCCTTTCCGGAGGAAGGCACGCGGGTGGTGGTGTGCTTCGCCTACGGCCTGCCAAACAAACCCTACATTCAATCGATCTTGCCGCACGGCCTGAGTATGCCCAAGGTGCCGAAGGGGGATCAGGTGTGGCAGCACAGCGAAGCCGCCCAGCAGCGCGTCGATGCCGACGGCAACTGGCTACGTCAGACCGATGGCAAGATTCGTGATCAGGCGATCGAGCGCGAAGTTGAAGCCCTCGACAACAGCGAGTATTTCCAGAGTCACACGCGAGCGGTAGATGACCACTCAACCGAGTCTGTGGGTGGTGTGAAGACGATCGAGGCACTGGGCGCGCTCAAGCTGCTGTCAGGAGGATCCGCGAGCGTGGCGGCAGTGGATGATCTGCACCTAGCGACCGGTCGTGATCTGAACCTGGTTGTCGGAAAGAAGTACAACGCCACTGTGGGAGGGGATATGCAGGAGCGAATTGAAGGGCTGCGCCGAAGCATCGCAGCTAAAGAACAGCGCCTGATGGCACCGAAGAACTGGATTGGGTCGGAATCAATTAACTTATTTCAGGTTGTTTGCGATGTGCTTAAATTAATTGAGGATATGAATGTGCAAATAGCCATGCATAATCATGGCGTCACGCAAACGCCGAACAATGCGGGCAATTTTACCCTGTATGCATCGCAAGCTTCTACTAGCCTAGTAAAACTCGAAAAAATAACGTTGCAGTCGAAGCCTGCGGTATCGGCGTAGTTTATTTTATTTATGGATGCTCAGTTAAATGCCTAGTTTCAGAGTCAGCGCTGTTAGGTGTAGCTCAACGGTTGAAACAAATCAAGCTGCATTGTTTTTTTGTTTGTAAGCTGTAAAGTTTTCCGGTTATAGATATTCAATTGTAAAGTTAAGCTCAGCATTGGCCGTGCCAGGCTTTAAGTCTTCGTTATCGATGTGAAAGTAAGCGGCTGTCATAGGGATTTCAAAGTTTCCTCCTTTTGAATCATAACCGTCATAAATTTGCTTGGTTGTGCCGTCAATTATGGCTGGCTGGCCATTGGAATGTTTTATCTGGATGCCAATACCCTTGGCTGTGGAACTTGAATTCAATCTGATGACACCATTTCGATAACCGGCAGTCTCGCCGACTCTCGTGAAGCGATAATTTATTTTATTAAGGCCTGCTGGGCAATTATTCAATTTTATGCCAAAAGCAACAGGCTCAGAGTGGCTTCCCTGTGCCTTTCCAATGTCGCTGAGCGTGAAGGTGCCCATTCGGACAGTGATATCCGGTGTTTCGCAGGAGGCTGCGACAACATTCATTTCCGTGACGCTTAGGGTTATCGGGTAAAGTTCGCCATCTCTGTAATAACCTAATATTCCGCCGGGGATTCTTGCACCAGCTTTGATGTCTCCGATTTTAACGATATTAAAACCTAGGATCAAATAGTTGAAAGTATAATCGGGGGCGGCATCCTTTGTGATAGCAGGATATTGTCCAACTCTCTCCTGGTTAGTAGTCCATTCCCACGCCAAGCCTGTATCTCCTATGGGGTAAGTTCCAGAGGTCGCATTCTGTCCTCGTGCGTCCATACTTCCAGCGGAAAAGCTAGTAGTACAACCAAATCGATTTTTTAGCTCTTTCGCAAAACCATCGCCCCCTATGTATATTATCGTACCGTTGGGCGTATTCGCTGGAACAGTAATGCTGGGAGGGAGTTTGGTGCTCATGGTTACTGGGCCGTGCCCCGCAAGGTAAGTGCAGGTAGCATTTGCACAGAGGGGGATCGTAGCAGCAGCTACGAGTGATAATGTGCGTAGTAGTGTTGATCGCATTTAAAAAAGCCTGTTCATAACCCTATTAAGCACCTCAAAAAAACAGAGGCGCGTTTTATGCACGTCTATGTGGCGACTTATTGTGAGATTTTTGTGTCTTACACACGCGTCGCATGTATTTGATTGAGGGTGGGAGAAGGCTGTGCCGTTTAAAATAAGAATGGTCTGTATTTTGGTTGTTGTGTGGGCACGCTAATTGCTTTTTCAGCCGAGTCGACACCACCACGACTGCGCATAAGCGCAGCCATCGATGTACTCAATACCGCTCAACACAAAGCCGGTTACTGCCATGCCTACCAGTGTCGCATCGAGCAGCGGCGGCAGTGGATCGGGATCGAGCGGCATTCCCACCTCAATGCGGGCGACGTTCGCAGCTCGCCCCAACTCATGGCACACAGTAGAGTTAACCATGACGTTGCCCTGGATCGCCGGATAACGGCGCCGCTCATTCGGATTCAACGCGACACCCTTTGAGCGCATAGGCGTCACCAGTACTCGCATGGGTTCTCCTACTCTTCAGCGTTAAGGTCGAGTAGTGATTCGACCGCATAGGCTAACGCCGCGTCCGCTAACTCCAAGAAGTCACCGAGTTCGTCAGCATCGATCACTTGGCCGTGGTGCAGGGCATGCGCTTGCCTGAGCAACGCTTTGTGATGGGCGCCTGGCATTGAGAGCAACGCCTCCTCATCGCGCAGCATGACCCGTCATTGCGCACTCCCGGACGAAACCGAGGATATGGCTGCCGCAGATTGTTTATTCATTGGACATGCCTACTAGTCGAAGTGCTGTATGTAGATACAGTATATCGGCAGGCGAATGGCGCTACATCTACTCCGCGACTGACGGTATTGCCTCACAGCGAAGGTCGACCTACTGGCTCTAGAAAATCCCACCGCTCATAAAAAAGCAGGTGAAAAAGCACTTATCCCCCTCCCGCCGGCGGGCTTCGCGTTCATTTTTTTCGCAAAGGTTCGGGATGGGAAATCGAGGGTCTGCCTAAGCCCCATCGGGGGCTCACTGCTATTTTAAGCATTTGCACCTACTGCAAAGTTTTGCAAAGAAATGCAGCAGCTTTACAACGCAGCCGGGGCGACCGAAGCTCCTAACAAGCTCGTCAAGTACCCAGTCTATGGGGGCGTCGGCTTGAAAATGAGCTTTTTCAGGGGGGTTTTCTTTCTAGACGGTTTTCATTTAGGGAGCTTCTACCTATTTCGGTACGGGAGGTAAGTCTCGACTGAACGCCCAGGAACACGGGTGTTTCGGGGTGTTCAGTCTGTTTCACAGATTGTTAATGACAAACAGACAAGTCCGATTCTTTAGAACGATCATTCGCCCACTGGCGCTTTTGATAGAAAGCAGAACTTTATGTTTTGGGTTCTGCGCTATCAGTTATTGTAGATACGATGTACTCGTCAAGTTCCGCAAACGTCATGACCTTATAATCTTCTATATAAAATTTGATGATGGTGGGATATCGAGTAACAAAAACAGGCACAACTTTGATCGAGTCAAGATTGTAGAGCAGGCCGTCAAATTCTTTCGAACGAAAAATGGTAGGTATGTTTTCTGTAACCCATTCGATTTTTGAGCGAAATTTTTCATCGTATTTTTTTTGTTTGAAATGATCTTTTTGTTGTTGGGAAAAACCTCTCGAGTCTAACGCCGGTGCTCCAGCCTTGCACTCAACTACAAAAAGCACTCCAGAAGGTTCATGGTAGGCAATTATGTCAATCTCGCCGCAGGGAAGGGGAATGGAACGTCCCTCTGGGGTTCTCCACTTTTTTAAACTTTGAATGCGCTTTACCTGCCGTGCTGTAAAAATTTCAGCTACAACAGACTCAAACACGTCTCGTCTCTGAAATTGTTCAATTTTTTCGAGCGCATGATTCAGTACGGGATAGGATTTTAGATCTTGGCGCTGACCATTAGAGCATTTGTACATGAATGTGTCATACCACTCTCCGAGCATGAAGATATTGATTATGATATGCCATTTTGCTTGTTTTATATGCGGCTTTTTAGTTGCTGGTTTTGGGTAGATTGAGCCCAGATGATTTAGGTTGTCAATTCTGACGCCAGCAAAATTTATCATGCGAATAGGATCTTTCTTGTCAAGAAAGTCCCTGTCGATATCTGTTAAGGAATTAGGTGATAAATTTATAAAGTCAAAAATGTTGGCAACGGTATCTTTTGGTATTCCGCTTTCGTCCGATGCCCAGTCGATCATATATCGACCTGGTAAAATAATTGTATAGCCGGAAGATAGGATTGTTCGGCATAGTGCGTCAATCAGCGTTTTTAGCTGAGCAATAGTGAAACCAAGCTCTTCCTTCATAGCCGTGCTAAGGGTTGACTCTACAAAACGTTCTATAGATTGAGCTCTTGTTGTTGTGAGTCTGCTCCATTCATTTACTTCTTTTTTGAACATGTACCTTGAGCGGATTGCAAGTGTGGGTTCTGCTGAGTTGTCCAATAATGGGGTTAGCAAGCCATAGTCGGTAGTCAAGTCAAATTTAATGTTGCCATAGACGTCTGGAAAAAAATGAATAAGGTTTGACCATTCTGCGGAGTTGGCCGAAATGTTGAGCAACGTGAATGCTTCAGAAACTTCATCGTAAGTGGGTTTTACGCGACTTATGCTATTTAAGTTTTTTTTAGAGAGAAGATACTCTATTGCATAGCGCCAACCAAACCTGCCAATAGGTGCGAGCTCTTTAGGAGATTCGAAATTCTCCCATGGAGTTAGCTCTTGTTTGTAGACAGCAGTCCACATAAAAGTCTGCTTATAAGCTTCTAGTATCCAACTGGCTGGATGACGAGAGTCCAACAATTTATGCAGTTTTGCAATTGCCATCTCGTAAGCGAGATTTAAAATTGTCTTTGTTTGCTCATCAGTTGGCACGTCTTGCTGAAGCCGAGCTTTGACTAGGTTGCTTATCTCGGAAATGACGGCGCTATTGATCTGTGCGACAGGTTCATCAATAGGGGTGTGCTGCTTGTTTATATCCATTCTTTTCCGCCATTTACAAAATTAATAGCTTCCAGTGTTTTCAGTTTTTTACTTGTGATCATGTTGTCTAACCGTTATCGACGCCATCAACTGATGGCCAATCATTTGACTGATAGTCGGTGCTTGTTGCCTCTCGAAAGCTAGCCTCAAACTCGCGGATTGAAACGAACAACTCGTCATCATCGAACGCTTTCGCTGTTAAGCAACAAGCCATGATGCCTCGATACATATAGTTCCAAAAGTCAGCGCGATGCTCAGCTTGCCTGATTGTCCCGCGCATGCCTCGCATAAAAAATCCACACGAAACTCCCCCATACATATCCATGATTTGAGGTGATGCAGCATGCACGTAACCAGAATATGCTTTGCTGACAGTTCTAGAAATGTCCAGGTGTTTGCTTGAACCTTTTGCGCCATTCACGCAGCGATCCAAATACGCGCGAATTTTTTTCCTCGAAACCATTCCCCTGTCCGTAGACGAAACGGACTGCTCAGAGGGATCAAATTCTTCTTGGAAAAAGTACTCTAGGTATTTCTCATGTGCTGGGGTTGACTCACCGCTTGTTATCGAAAAAACCAAGAACGAAATATCTTCGGTAATTTCGTCGAGAATGCGTTGTAGCGATGCCTGTTCTTGTACAAAACCCGCTTCCAAGAGCAGCCTTGCGGCATGAAGACTGCTGACCATCCGTGCGAGCTTCTGTACCAATGCCTGATGTATCGTTTTCTCAACATACCGATAAACGAACGACCCTCGAAATTGAACACGCTTGGGAGCAGGAACGCGCATTGAAAGCACATTAACTATGCGTTCCATGTGATTTAACGCTTGTGCGTAAGGACTAGTTTTTGTCATGGACAAGCTAGTCCTTTTCCAGATTTTTTAATCGTGCCAAGCCTTGATTGATAAAGCCTGCATTCTCGCCAATTCGCTCAAGTGCGACACGGGCATTCTCCCCAACGGTCTCGTATCCCTGCTGCTCGACTAACAGCACCAACTCCATCAACGCAGCTTCAAGTCCCAACTGGTTTTCGTAGATTTTTTCGAGGACGACGGTGAGGGAATATTCGCTGGCCATGCATTCGACTCCATTCGGAAAGCAGGAAGCATAGCAGGCACCTGAGGGAGCTGATTTCAGTTCGGGGCTGGGAAAAAGGTAATTTTGGTAAGCAGATGCGAAAAAATGGCTGCAGCCCTTATTGTACGTGGCTTCAACGTATTACCTTTGAAGGTAATATTAGGTAAGGCAAGAGGTAATAATTTTCTAAGTGATTGATTTTAAAGGCTTTCGTAGGAACGTGAAATTACTACGATCAAGGGTAATTTTCTAACCCCTCTATTACCTTTTTATTACCTTTGAGTGAGTTGTCTAACCTATTGATTCTATTGGGTTTTATCGTCGATAAAAAAGGAAATTACCAATATTACCTTTTTCCCAGGGGCCAACATGAAAACGGGGTAAGCGAAGACGGGGAGGTTTGCTGGCCTTTCATGCACGCGGTTTTAACTCTCACAAAGACTCGCTTTTGCCGACGATAGACAGTGCCAGGATTGGAGCCGAGAACCGATGCTTAAAATTTGCTAAAGCCGTCGGTAGAAGGGGGCAGGGCCGGAGGGAGTGAAGCAGAGCTGGTACGCAACTGGTACGCGGGTTAGCAGGGAGCGGTTTGGGCTTTTATTTACGGGGGGTAGGTGTTTAGTCAGTCCGATCCATCATGGGGGCGACGGAGAAGCGGCGAGAGAGTGGGGCGGGTGCGGCGGGAATAGGGAACATTAGGGGTACGGAATCGGTGTGGCTGGGAGGTGGGGGAGTTTATCAGGAATGGGAGGAGGGGGCTTGGGGGCAGGAATGGCAGAGTGGGTTTACTGCGTCCTACTTCTGGACCTGCTGAGCTTGCTCAACCTGCATTGGATTGAGCGAGACAAATCCAATGCAGGATTGATAGCATGTGGCTATCAATGTCCACATCCTTGCAGGAACGGAATCCATGTCGAAAAAAATCCATGCGTTAGTGCTTTGCCTGGCCGGCCTCGTTGGCGCTATGCAGAGTGCCGTTGCAGCTGACAACCTGTTCAAGAGCTACGGCTACGACACGCCAATCACGAAATACACCGAGGCTGGCGGTTACTATGATTGCTCGGAAGAGGTGGGCGCGCCCGCCCGGTGTATTGATGACGTGGATTTCATTGATCAGAAATTCACCGCTGGCTTGGTGTTCAGCGGTGACAAGCTGATTATGGTTTCCCTTTTCGCGCCCTATGACCGTGAACTGTTCGGGCGTGCCATCGGTGCGCTGGCCAAGTCGTTCGGTCTGGTCGCACTGGCTGACGGCAAGTCGATGCTGGATCTCGTCGATCTGGCGGCTAAAGCTAAAAGCAAGGATGAGTACACCGCTAAACTCACCAACTACGAAAGTGTCGCTCTAAACGCCAATAATCTGACCTATTCGTTTATCGAGGGCGCCGCCTCGATCAAAGGGACACCTAGCGTTTCTGGTTTGATGGCAGCCGCGCCTGCGAATGTCAGGGGGGCTGATCTGATTGTCACGGGCGAGGGCGAGGAATCGGTCATCATGATCAAGTTTTCTTTCCCGAAACTTGACGAGAACAAGCTTGTTGAGCAGACCAAAAAACCGGTTGAATCTTTCTGAGTTTGATACTTTGGCG